AACAAAGAGATATAAAAGATTGATACAGAGGATTAAACTATGGCAAAAATAAAAATAACAAACCAAAGTGAGCCAGCAAACTTTTGAGAAGAATAATATATGACTGACAATAAAGAAATATTTCCAGATCCCGAGCCAACTGAATCCTTCGCAGAGGAAGAAAAGAGTTGGGGCGATAGACTAGTAACTGATCCGAAACGCTACCGATATGAAACCCTAGCATATATGGCCGCGAGCGGAATGAATCAAAAAGACATCGCCGATCAAATCGGAATGACCATGGGATGGGTGAGCGTGGTACTCGGAAACACAGAAGTTAAAGCCCGAGTGAAGCAAATCCAAAAAGAACAGTGGGGCGGAAACATTGAACAGAGGTTTAAAAAAGGCCTGCCGAAAGCCATGGAAGTGATTGAAAAGGTTATCGCCGAGAGCGGAGATGATAGGCTTAAGCTTGATGCGAGTAAATGGTTATTGGAAAAGGTAACGGGCAAAGCAAGTCAGCAAGTTAATGTGGAAGGGAATTTATTGGGTGATCTTATTAGTCAACTAGACGAAATGCGAGAAGTCAAAGGTTCCGAGGAAACTTTAGAACTGGAAGAGACTAAGCGCGACGATATGGATGAGTGGATTTTAAACAACGTGCCCACACATAGTGGGGTAGGTAAAAAGGATACGAACGATGGCGAAGAGTAAAAAGAAATCGAACTTTTTTCACGATGCAAGTTTACAACTCAATAGAGAGATTAAACAAAAGCAAAAAGAACAATCTAGCACAAAGCAATCCGGTTTTATGAAACAATTAAACGACCACAAAACGCGCGATCAAGACACCTACTCGAAGGCCAAAGCGCAAGGCCAAAACGATAGTTTGTTCCGGGGCCAAGATGTGATTGATAAGAAAAAAGTAAATCCTCCAAGCTTCAATCGTGATGCGAAAGATATGGATCCCACTCAAGGCGAAGGCAGCCCACAAGGAAGCTTTCAAGTAGAACAGCGAGTTAATCTTATGCGGAAGGGCGTTAAGTGAACGAAACAGTTCTCCAACGCTACAACCGATACCGAAACAACCCGGTGGATTTCATTGTCGAATGTGTTTATACATTAGATCAAGTGGATCAAGAAAATCCTATCAAGCAAATCCCCTTGGACGATTACGAATATCTTAAACTTTATTGCAAGTTGTGGGTGAAATATCCCCTCCTCGCTATTCCTAAATCTCGCCGAATGATGATGAGTTGGATAAATATAAGTTTATATTTATGGGATACGATATTTCAAAAGGGCCGATACAATGCCCTAGTGAGTAAAAAGGAAGACGATAGTAAGGAACTTATAGATAAGGCGGAATTTATTTTCGATCACATTCCCCCCGATAAAATCCCAAGAAAACTTCTTCCAAAAAAGAAAGTAAAACAACAGCCTCCGGTGTTAGCGTTTCCAGAAATAAGTTCCAAGCTTCAGGGCTTCCCAATGGGAGCGGATCAGTTAAGACAATTTACCTTTAGCGGAATCTTAGGTGATGAGTGTGCTTTTTGGCCCGATGCCCAGGATTTCTATTCCGCATCTTTCCCAACCCTAGAAGGCGGGGGCCGAATGAGTTTAATCTCCTCTCCCGCACCTGGATTTTTCAAGAAAGTTGTTTTTGATACTATCAATTCCGATATTGATCTCTCCACTCGCCCGAGCAATAGAAAGAGTCCTATGCAGGGAATTACAACTTGGCTAAATCCAGACAATAAGTTTATAGTTTTCGAAATCCATTACACGGCAAATCCCCACAAACGATCCGAAGAATATCGAGAGAGTATTAGAAAATCCATGCCCCGAAGACAATACTTGCAAGAGTATGAACTTAATTGGGATAGCTTTGAGGGCTTGCCAGTTTATGGAGATTTCAATCGCAAGCTCCACATGACTAGTGAATTATTGGAGCCGAAATTGGGCTTGCCGCTTTTATTGGGATGGGATTTCGGCCTCACTCCCTCGGCTATTGTGGGCCAGATGCAAGAAAACCAACTAGTTATATTAAAAGAATACGTTGCTTTAAACGAATCTATTGACACTTTCGCCCCCCGGATCATGACAGATCTCATGCTAAGATATCCATCATGGAACGACCAAGACAAACATTTCCGGCACTTCATTGATCCGGCGGGCACTTTTCGAACTCAAACCGACCAAAACACCTGTATGATTGAGATGCGAAAACAGGGACTTCGCAATATCGCGCCCGGAGACGTAACTTGGGAGAAGCGAAAAGGAGCCGTGAATCACTTCCTCCTTAAACATTCAAAACAAGGCCCCGGAATCCTAATGAACGAGTCAACCAGTCCGATGTTAACTAAGGGATTTTTGGGCGGATTTATGTATCCGGAATCCTACGGCGAGATCGAACCAACTAAGCTTAGACCACTAAAAAACATGTACTCGCATCCACATGATGCCCTTCAATATTTATGTGGTGGAGTCTTAAAGCAAAACAAAACTTTACAAAGTAACATTCCCACGCCACAATATGGTTTCACCAAAGGTTCGGGTAACACGAAAAAACATCATGACGGAGCATTAAAATATGGCTACAAAAAAGAAATCAGCAAGCGCAGACAGTGAATTAGTATTAGATTTTATCCGCACAGCTCGAGATGAGTCTTATGATAGTAAGCGAACTCGGATGGAACTTAATAAAGACAATTTCAACATGTATCATCTCAGGCATGACTTTGATCACAAACAAGAAGGCCAATCCCAGGAAATCCTATCCAAACAACCGATGGCCGTGGAGCAAATCAGTAGTTTCTTTCAACAAGCCTTAGTCGATATGGGGAGCTGGTTCAAAATCGAAGCCACTCACGCCGATAGCGAACAAACCATGATCATTAAGCCACACGAGATTCAAAAAGTCCTAGTAAGACATCTTGAACGCAATGATTATTACACCCATGTAGGCAACAGTGTTAAGTCGGCTCTATTGGGCTCGCTTAAAATATCCAAACTTCATGGAAAGAAAGAAATAAATCCCAAGTATGTGGCCAAAACAAGCGGAAAGGGTAAAACATTTAAAAAGAAATTAGTCAAAATAGATGAGACAAGTTTCAGCCTTGCGGTGGATTTGATTCCCCAAGAAAACTATTATCCTGATCCGACCGGAAACAAATTATACGAGATTGAAGATATGTGGATGGATTTTCACGAACTAAAAAAGCTCGCTCAAGGCGACACGGCTATTTATGATCTCAAAGTAGTGAATGAAATTTCCAAACACACACAAGAGGATCTCGAAGAAGAACAACGCAAACAGCGCGAGACTAATCAAGATAATCCCACTGGAAACTTTCGGAACCGAGTGAAAGTGACAGAGTTTTGGGGAACGATATTAGATAAGCAAGGTGAAATATTATATGAAAACATAGTCTGTACGATGGCCAACGATAAGTGGCTAATCAGAAAGCCTACAGAGAATCCGCTTTGGCATCAAGGCTCACCTTATAACATTGCTCCGTTGATAGAAGTTCCGGGCAGCGTTTGGCACAAAGCTCTCATGGATGCGCCCACTAAGCATAATGCCGCTTTGATAGAAATATATAACTTGATGCTCGATGGAGCAATGAAGGCCGTAAACGGAATAAGTCAAATCCGAACATCATGGTTGGAAGATGTGAGCCAAGTTGAAGATGGACTTAAACCCGGAACGGCTTTAAAAATAAACGACATTGCACCTCCGGGAGCCAAGGTCGCCGAACCTGTCATCACAGCCGATGTGCCGAAAGATGGCCTTGATGTGATGAATATTGTCCAACAAGAGTTTAATGCGAGCGCACTTACGAGTGATCTTAGGTCCGGCGTGACTCCTTTTCGCCAATCTAGTGCAACGGCCACAGTGGAGCAATCCAATACCATAACTAGTGTGTTTCAAGGATTGGCAAAGAACTTTGAATCCAAATCCATACAAAAAGAGCTCGAGCTTAGTTGGTTAACTATTGCACAGGGCTGGGAAGATTTAGACGAGGAAGATCTCAAGGCTTTGTTCGGACCCAAACGCGGAGAAGAACTTAGTGCCCTTGATCCCGAAGATATATTTGCCGCCACAGCACAAGGTCTTAAATTTACAGTCTTTGGAGTATCCATGACCCTTAATAGGGCGCAGGATTTTAGAAAATTAACTACGATGCTCCAAACTATTGGCGGATCCGAAGTTCTAACAGAAGCATTTGTATCAAAATACGGATTCCCAGAACTACTAGAAGAAATCTTAACAAGTTTGGATATTGATAAAAACAAACTCGAAATCTCAAAGGTCGAACAGGAACAAGCCCAAGGCTTACAAGAACAAGCCCCACAAGGCGGCCCCGATATGCAATCTCAACAACCCCAAGCCGATACGGGAAGTTTACAAGAAATACTTGGGGGCGGAATCCCTCAATCACAATTCCCCGGCTCTAGCGCGACTCCCACGGGAGCCCAAGAACAATAGTGAAAAGATTTAAGGACAACAAAATGAAACGAAAACACAAAGAGTATGATATTAAGCTAGGCCATTTCGGAGAAGAACTAGCCAAGGCATTAAAGGGAAAGGAAAAGCAATCAGATGACCGACAAAGAAATAAGCAAACTAAACGAAGGCAGAACTCTTAGATTGGCGATGCCAGTTTTAATAAACTTATATGAGAGACGAAAAAACAGCACAATAGCGAGATTGATTGGCGCGTATCAAGTTGGCGAAAAACTCGAGCCCCTCGTTGCCGAACTAAACGTATATTCAAATCTCATAAGCGAATTACATAGATCAAACAATGAAGTTGAAAATTTAGAAAACAAAATACATAAATAAGGAGAGCAACAATGAGTGATGAGCAACCAGTAGAACAACCAGTCGTAGAAGAACAACCATTAGTAGTGGGAAGTCCCGAAGATATGAATGTAGGAGAAGCCTCCGCTGCGGAGGAAGAAGTTCCGAGTGTAGAAGCCGTTGAAGTGAAAGAAAATATCCGCATTGGCGACCAAACTTTCGAAAAACAGGAAGATGCGTGGGAACACGCGAACAAATTGGCCGAAGAGAGATTGGCACAAGACGCATATCGGCAAGGCATGGATGATGCACTTAGAAACCAGCCACAGGTAACTCAACCAGCCGCAGAGCCAGCGCAAGATAATTTTGACGATGAATTTTATTCCAATCCACAAGAGTATCTTAAGAAATATGGGGAGAAGATTGCGGCGGGAGTAAAGAACGAAATCGAAACCAAACAGGCCACAAGTGAGCGCGAAACCGAATTGTGGAACAAATTCTATACTAACAACCCAGATTTACAAGTAAAAGAGAGGTTGGTTAAAAGTATATTGACTGAAAATTGGGACGTACTAAGTCGCATGCGGGATTCCGACGAGGCACTTAAGATTTTAGCTTCCAAGACTAGACAAGAATTAAAAAAGTGGTCCGATGCAGAAAAGCCTTCAGTGGAATTACCAAGAACAGCCGCACAAGTGAGCAGCGGTAAGGGCGCCCAAATCAATAATCATCAGAAAGGTAGGTTAATTTAACCTGTACCCATGAGGGTATTTAATATAAATCAAGGAAGGTAAAACATGAGTTTCCAATGGCAATACGACGCTCCTAGTGGAGTGTTTAAAAACCATAAACTAAGTTCTCAGTTAAGAGAAGCGGCTATCGCCGAAACTAAGTTTATGCAATTTGTTCGCCCTGAGCCTGGTTATGGCAAGAAAATGGGAGAGAGCATTAATATTACGAGAGTTAGTAACATTTCAGTTCCTAGTTCGAGTTTACTAAGCGAAAACAACAGAATTCCAGAAGACAATATCACTCTGTCTATGCAAGCTGTGACTGTCGCTGAAAATGGACGATCAGTTCCATTTACTTCTTTTGCAGCGGACTTGAGTCACATCGACTTAAAAAATGCTGTTCAAAGACAGTTAAAAAATCAAATGAAACTATTACTAGATATTGATGCTTCGGCGGCTGCAAAGCTTGGTCAAATCAAAGCTATCCCTACAGGTGTGAGTGCTCTTACATTTGACACTGATGGAACAGCTTCGAGCGCAGCTACAGTAAATCTTAACATGTATCATGTTGAAGAGATCAGAGATTATATGTTCTCTACTCTAAACATTGAGCCTGCGGTTGGTGATGACTATATTGGTCTTATCGCTACTAAAGCAAAACGTGGTTTGATGAGAGATCCGGCTTGGGAAGAGTGGAAGAAATACACTGATCCTAGTGCCAAGTTCAACTCGGAAGTTGGTAGAGCGGAAAATATTAGAATGATCGAAGTAAATCACTCTAGTGCTTTATCTGGTAGCCTCGGAACTGGTTCGGTTCTTGGTGAAGGTGTTTTCATGGGGCAAGATGCCTTAGTGATGGCCGTTGCTGAAGATCCAGAACTTAGAGCTAAAAACCCAGAAGATTATGGAAGAAGCCAAGGCGTAGCCTGGTATGGCATTTATTCATTCGGTCAAATTTGGTCAGATTCAGCTAACGCTGGTGAAGCTAGATTGGTACATTTAACTAGTTCGTAAGAACTTTTAAGGAGATTTATTATGAGTTATGAAAGAAGCGGCGGATTGTTAAAATATTTCGTTCCTAACATTCCACTAGCAACTACTACTGCCGGTGTTATGAGAGAAATGGATATTGGAGCCTCTAGTGCCGATCACGGAGAATATATCTGCGTAAAGCCTTGTGTAATGAAAAGAACTGGCTTTCTTGTTGTAGGAGAAATTCCAGTAGGAACGACTACAGCTCCAACAGTAATCTTTAAGAAGCGTCCAACGCCTCTTTCGGCTACTGATGAAAGTGCAGTTAGTACACTCGAAATCACAACCTCTCTTGCAATTGGTAAAGCAATCGTAGAAAATGTTAATGTGGCTTTCGCGGTTGGGGATTCTGTAGAGATTTCTCACACAATAGGCGTTGACGGAACAGTTGCAGGTAAAGGCTTTGCTTTTGCTGAATGTTCTGATGACCCAGAAGAAGTTGGAAACAACTCGGATGTAGCTTTAACAGCATAAACTAATCGGGGAGTAAAGCTCCCCTTTTTTACTTAGGAGATTTAATTATGGCTGATTTAGCAGCGGGAGATTTAACCTACACAGCACTTGATCCAGTGAACGGAGATGTTGTTAGGGGAACAGGAAAACGCAGAAGAGTTTTCGCAATTACAACCGGCTCGGGAGATTATCCCACAGGCGGATTACCACTTACTAACGCTAAACTTGGATGCCCAAATTTACTCGAATCACTAATCGTGATTGAAGGTGATGTTGCGGATCCTTTACTAGAATACATGTGGGATAAGAGCGCAAACAAAATTGTATGCTTCGAAGATGATGCCACTAGTGGTAAAGCAGCGGAACATGCAAATGCGGCCTTTACTTCACCCGATCAGTTGATCATTGAAGTTATTGGTTATTAATAATTAACAACAAGGAGAATAATAATGTTTGATTTAAAGGTAACACACAGGAATCCAAGTACAGGGGCCGTAATTGGTCACGATCCATATAGAATGAGAGTTGGCAAAGGCGGCAGAACATTTGAACGTCCAGTTAATTCGGGAAATCTTTGGTGGGAAGATGGCGAACCTGCGGGCAGATGGGAAGAAAATAAGTTTGTTAAAGACGCTCCCCACGTAGCCTACACAATGCCACTTTCTAAGGATCAAAAAGTCCAAGCGGCTTTCAGCGAGAAGGATTCCAAGATTGCAAAACTAGAACAGGATCTTAAGGATCTTGAGCTAAAAGCAATTAACCAAGAACAGGAAGTAGTTAAGGTGGAAGTGAAAGCCCAACCGAAACCAGCTTCGAAGGTTTTGACTAAGGAAAAGTAACATGGATAATATGTTAGGTAATAAATTTAGACAGAAAATAACTCATGCACATTCGACTCCGGTATCTACTAGTGCTTACACAGAACTGGACAGTGCGCTTGATAGTGATGTTAAGTCCATTGAAATATTCGATAGCTCAGGTGAGTGTTTATTGCTTGCCGTAGGTGCGGCGGGTAGTGAGGTTGATCTTTGTTATGTTATGCCAGGTGGGAATGGATTAATTCCAATCCTACTAAACGAAGGCGAACGCTTAGCTGTAAAGGCCATCGGTACGGCAACGGCAAGCGGAAATCTTTACATAAACATGTGGGGTTAATATGAGAGGATCTTATAGTCCAATTATATATGCCGATGGGGGATCGAAATCCATTGCACCAAGTGACCAATGGCAAGCCTACACACCTTCGTTTACAGGTTTTGGTACCGTAACAAGCATAAATATGTTCTGGATGAAACAAGGACCCAACATGTTAATTAAGGGTGATTTCACATTAGGAACAGTGACCGCAGTTGAGGCGCAAGTAACATTGCCCAATAGTCACACAGTGAACAATACAATACTAGGCACAGTCGGAATCATTGGTGGATTTATTACCGCCTCCGCATTTGACTTAGCCCTGTTTGCTTTGGGAAATGGTGGAGATGCTTTTTTTACCCACGGCAGATCCAACTCCGCAGCAAGTAGTTTTGTGGAGCTTGATGGCAACGCGGTGAATTCTAACGATACAAAAGTTAGTGTTGATATCTGTGTACCAATAACGGGGTGGTAATTAATATTTAAGGAGATTTATTTTGGCTCAATTCAGAACAACCGCAGACTTAGTTGACTCGGTACTTAGAAGATCAGGAGAGCTAACAAACGGAAGTTCTCCTCTTGAAACTCAAGCTCTCGATTATTTAAACGAAATCCATCAAACCATAATCAATGGCGGAAACGAATTCGAAATTGATATAGATGAAAATTGGACTTGGGCGAAATCTAAACAACCAATCATACTTGAACTTCAACCTAAATACGATACAGGGACAGTATCCATCACTAGTGGCAGTGAATCTGGTTCCTTTTCTTCCGCTCCGAGTGCTTCCATGGAAGGGAGATATTTATTAATAGATAATCGGCCAGAGAAAATGAAAATTGCCGAGCACACAGCGGGACAAACGGCCTTCGAGCTTGATAGTGCATATGTTGGAACTACCGGAAGCGCACTCGGATACAAGGCCGTGTTGCTTGATTATGAGCTTAAAAGTGATTATTTTATAATCAATGAAGATAATAATATTTTAAATTTCGAAGAAACAGCGGGCACGGAATTAACGGCTACACTCACCAAGGGATCTTATACTGCGGCGGAATTAGTTGCGGAATTAAAAATTCAATTAGATTCTTCCGGAGCAAGCGCATATACAATCTCCTACGATGCGATTACAGAAAAGTTCACTCTCTTAAGTGATGGACTTGGAGGAGGCGGAATCTTTAAACTTCTCGGAGCCACGGGAACGGACATACATAGAAACGCCCACGGAGTATTGGGCCTCGATAACGAAGACCTTTCGGGCGCTCTAACTTACACGAGTGTTTATATTAAGGATGGAATATGTAGGTTATTTGAACCAATGAACGTACATGGAGCCGAAGGCCAATCCAAAATCGACGGAATAAGCGAACTCAAAATGAGCAAGGATTATCCCATCAACAATGTGACTGAAGGGATTCCGACCAAATATAGTCGAATGAAAGAAACTGCCGATGGCCGAATAGTTATTAGGCTTGATAAATATCCTAAAAACCTTACTCGAGTGGAACTAGATTACATTCCGGTGCCGAGAGATCTCAAGGACAATATTGCAAGTAAGCCTCTTATTCCGAGAAAGTTTCGGCAAATATTGGAATTCGGAGCTTGTTTTTATCTCATGATGGACAAGGAAGATAACAAGGCCCAATCTTATGCCACTCTTGCGAGCTCCAAACTCAAAGCCATGGTCAAGCAAAACCGAAAAGAGTTGAGCAAAACGGGCTCGAATTTCGGCAGCGTGATTCCCCGCTTAGATAGGATGTATAAAGTTCGAAAGCTGGTTTATGGGGAGCCCAATTCGTGAGTTATGCGGGCCAGACAGTAACAATTCCACTAGGCCGAAAAGGTCTATTAACAGATGTAGCGCCGGGAGATATTCCTCCCGATAATCTTATCACTGCGAATAATATAAATCTCGGAATTGGATCAATAGAAAAGGAGCGTGGAAGTCGGAAATATAACGACTCGGCTCTGTCCGATCCCATTGTGGCCGTTACTGATTGGCGGCCCTCAAGCAATATCCAAAGATTAATTGCTCTCACGAGTGGCGGAAATGTTTATAGAGATATTGGAGATAAAACCTTCACTTCCAACACGGCTATTAATACTGGCCTGGGATCTCCGGGCGTAGATAGTATGTTCGTGCATGGTGGAAATGAAGTAGCTGGGCAAAATAAAAAACTCTATCTCTTTACCGGAGACAGTCAGTTAAAAGTATTATCCGGGGACGGAACTAGTTTCAGCGATATTGGAAGTCCTGCGGCGGATTGGGCCACTCCCAACTTTCCTACGGGCGGATTAGTTCACAGAAATCGACTTTGGGCTTTCGGAAACGATAACGCCCAGAGCACAATTTATGCCTCCACAACGGGAGATCATAGTGATTTCACGGGATCATTTTTACTCTTCAATGTTTTCCCTGGAGAGGGCGGAAAGCTCAAAGGGGCGGTGGTTTATCGTGGACGATTGTTTGTTTTTAAAGAAGGCGATTTTGTTTACTATCTTAATGATCAAGATCCTAGCTCAACTAACTGGTATTTTACTAAGCTTAGTTCTGGCTTCGGCTTGGCATCTCCTCACGCTATTTCTCAGGTTCTTGATGATCTTGTTGTGGGCAACTCTACCGGAAGTTTAACCAGTATGAAGGCCACCGAACAGTTCGGCGATATCGAATCCGGAGATGTATTAAATAACACTCATATAGAAAACTATGTCCGAACTCACACTAGTCTGAGTGGCGTGAGCTTTATGCACAGCTTATATTATCCGGCCAAGAAACAAGCTTATTATACTTATAGATCAAAATACGATCCCGATAACGATAGGCTATTAATCTTAGATATGAACGGCGGAACCAAACTTAGTTTCGGGACCAAAGATCAGGTAAATTGTCTAGCCCTAAGACGAGATATAGATAATATTGAGCGCCCAATGTACGGCGCAAGCGATGGGTTTGTCTATCTCATGGATCAGGAAGATCGGGATGTGGGCGGAAATGCTTACACGGGAGAATTCAAAACTCCACATATTGATTTCAGATTCATGGATCCGCAAATAGCCTCCAAGCAAAAACATTTCGATTTCTTATCCATCGAATATGTTCCGCAAGGCGGATGGGATTTGAGCGCGGATATTTATTTAGATGGAAAATTTAGCGAAACTTTAACTTTCACGATGAAAACCCGGTCCGATGGAATGGACACTTTTACTCTCGGAACTGACAAGTTGGGTCGAGAAGAGTCTCAAAACTCTCCCCACAAACCCCTACACGGAACTGCCAGGAGACTTAGTATTAGGTTTTATAACTCTGGACTGAGAGAGAATTTTAAAATATCATCATTTACAGTGGGATTCAGGCTCGCAGGTGATGGGCCAACTAGACTTTAGGAGAATTTATGGGATCAATTTTTAGCAGAATTAAAACATGGTCAAGCACCGAGGATGTTACGGCGGCAGATCTCAATGCCGAATTTGATAACATCCTAAATAACCTAGTTCCGCTTCAGCTTGATGATTATTCTACGAATGCGGCACAAATGCAGGTTACGGCAGATCCAGGTGAAGTAGGCACGGAAAGTCTTGCCACCACACTTGCAGGTGAAATTGCTCGACTTCGTTTTTTAATTCGAGAAATAACAGGCGGCACTCAATGGTATGCTTCCCCCGCAGAATCACTCACTTCCTTAGCAAGTGCTCTCGGTGGAGGAATTCCAAACAACAGAATAGTTTCTAGTAAAGTT